GCCGCCGGCGGTGGTCACCGAGATCTTCATGAGCTTGGGGGCGCCCGGCGGTGTCATGCCGACCGGTACCTGCGCTGCGATCTGGGTCGGCGAGGGCTGGCCGACGATGGTCGCGGTGACGGCGTCGAACCTGACCGTCACCGGGGCGAAGTTGAAGTTGGTGCCGTTGAGGGTGATGGTCTGGCTGCCCACCCCGCTCTTGGGCGTGAACTGCGGCGCGGGTGGGGTCACGAAGGCCGGCGCGGGGATGTTCAGCTCGGCCCGGAAGGTGTCGTCGCTGACCACGTTGCCCGCCCCGGTGGTCACGGTTATCTTGACGTCGGCGCTGGTGCTGCCGCCGGGCACCAGCCCGGCAGGCACCCCGGCCACGGCCTGAGTGGCCGACGGTGTGCCGACCACCGTGGCGGCGACCGCGCCAATCTGCACCTGCAGGGAGCCCGCGTTGAAGTTGAACCCGTTGAGGGTCACCTGGGTGCCCGGAGTGCCGTTGGCCGGGCTGAACTGGCCGCCCGGGTCGGCGAACGCCGGCGCCGGCTGCACGGTGAAGGTGTCATCACTGGTCACCGAGCCGCCGGCATTGGTGATGGTGACCTTGACCGGCATCGCCGTGCCGGCCGGGGTGAGCCCGCCGGGCACCCGGGCCACGATCTGGGTCGCCGACGGCGCGCTCACGATCTTGGCCGGTACCTCGCCGAAGCGCACCGTCGCGGTGCCGACGTTGAAGTTGGTGCCGTTGAGCGTGATCGGCTGGTTGATCACACCACTCTTCGGCACGAACTGCGGCGCGGGCGGGGTGAGGAACGTCGGCAGCAGCAGGATCCTCTCCACCAGGCCCAGCCGGCGCTCCAGGTCCGAGACGGTCAGCCGGCGCTGGCGCCGATCGATGATCATTGCCGCGTCGATAGTGTCCTGGTTGCGCTTCCGCTGGAGCTGGGCCAGCGGGTAGAAGGCATGCCCGGGCGGCGCCAGCGGCACCGCGGCACCCTCGGACACCCGCACCACCCAGCTCGGCTTGAGCCGCACCGAGGTCTGTATCCCCACGTCCTGGCTGTTGGTCAGGTCGGTGTCCACCGTGGCGTCCACCTCGACCAGGGACGTGTCCAGGTAGACCACGTCGGCGCGCGGGTCGGGCTGGGCTGGGGTGGGCGTGGTGAGCGCGGGGACACCCGGCTGGCTCTTGTACGTGATCGGGGCCGGGATGCTGACCTCGACCCCGCCCACCAGGGCGGTGCCGGGTCCGCCGTCAGCGGCGGCCGCGATGCGGAAGTCCTGGCTGTTCTGCCCGGCCGGCAGCGCCTGAATGGCGAAACCGTCCGCCCCGGCCGACGCTCCGTTACCGATGTAACGGGTGAGGACCGCACGCACCGTGGCCGACACCAGATCGTGCAGCAGGGTCAGGTCCCGATCCATGATCGGCTTTCCCTGCTCGAAATGGATACCCACATAACCCTTCTGCTGGTTGGCCAGCAGCACTTCCAGTGGTGGCTGAGAGTAGTCGGCCATGGTGCCTCCTTAGTGCGGCTGGGTCAGTCGGCTAGGGCGTGATGAAGACGGCGCGGGCGGTCAGCGGTATGAACTCCGCCAGCACGCTGGCCAGCCGGGAGATCACCGCCTTGATCTCGTCTTCGTCGTCGATGTCCGGGGTGAGGTACAGCCCGACGGTGTCGCGGGCGATGCGGTTGCCGTTGGTGCGCACCCCGCCCGGTCCGGCGTCGTAGGTGTAGGTCTGGAAGTCCTCGAACCTGCCGCGCAGGGCCAGCTTGGCCACCGCGCCGGTGTCCACCGTGGTCGTTCCCGCGTAGCGGTGGTCCAGGGTGTGGGTGGCGCCGAACGCCGCGCTGGCGTACGCCAGGCTCTCGTTGGACCGGTAGACCAGCAGCGTGCCGGTGCCGGTGTCCACCGCCACCGGCGCCCGCCGGGTGTCCGGTCCGGTGCTGACCTGCTGGCTGGTGCCCCAGGTGAGCGGGCCGATGGCCAGCGTGTTGGCGACGACGGACCAGCCGCCGTGCTGGGTGGAGCTCCAGAACAGCTCGATGTTGCCGCCGGCAGCCAGCAGCGCGGCGGGCTGCCGGTCGTGGTAGCCGCCGGGGCCCGTCTTGGGCAGCGTGTGGATCGGCGACCAGTCGGCCGCGGCGGGATCCAGCCCCTGCTTGATCCGGTAGACCACGCTCCACCGGGTCTGGCCGGCCGGTCCGCCGGGCTCCTGGCGCGCCCAGAACAGCCACAGCCGCTGGTTGGCACTGGCTGGGTGGAACAGCACGAACAGGTCGTCCTCTACCCGCGGGGCCTGGCCGCCGTCCAGCGGCAGGGTCTGCGGGGTGGCCAGCGCCCAGTCGGTGCCGTCGTGCCGGTTGTACCGCAGCTGCCAGGTCCCGGCCACCGGCTCCAGCCAGAACAGCCAGAGGCCACCGGCGTTGTCCACCACCGCGGCCGGCAGCCGGCGCTCGGTGGCCGGATCGCCGAACACCGCCGGTGCCGACCAGATGGTGCCGGTACGGGTGGCGAACGAGATCCGCCAGATGCGGTCGGCCGGCAGCTGCGCCGGGTCGTAGCTCTGCCAGAACAGCCACAGCCGGCTGCCCTGTAGGGCCGCGGCCGGGTGCTTGTCGATGCCCGGCCGGTCCACCACCGGCCGGCTGGGCTGCCAGGCTCCGGCGGCGAAACGCTTGGTCCAGATGTCCCAGCCGTGCTGCCGGTAGGTGTGGTAGAAGAACAGCGCCGAGCCGTCCGCCTCGCGCACCACCGCCGGCCGCCCGTCGTAGGCGAAGTTCACCGAGGCAAGCGCCGGCGCCGTCAAGGTGCCCGCGGTGTCACGCAGCGCCGACCACAGGTTCAGCCGCTCCGGCTGGTTGGTCCGCGCCACGTTGTGCACGAACTCCTTGGTGCGGTTGGCCCATCCGGTGACCCGGGCCACCGTGGCGTCCAGGGTGGGGACCCCACCGATGGTCTGGTAGATCCGCGGCGCGAAGCGGATCTCGTTGCGCTGGGCGCCCACCGGCAGGCCGTAGTTGGTCCGCCAGCCGATCCACTGGGCCAGCAGCGGCAACAGGCGCCCGTCGACCCGATCCAGGTTGGCGAAGGCGAGCGCGGCCCGGGTGAGGCTGTAGAGCCGGTCGAGCTCGCCGCCGGGCAGGTCCAGGAAGCGGCGCAACGGCCCCTGGTCCCGAACGGTCGGCAGACCGCTGCCCGCGGACCCGGGGGAGCCGCGTTCGGCGTCGTAACGGCGGTAGATGGCCGGCAGCATGGCGTAGAGCTGGCCGGCGAAGTCGTACGGTGAGATGGCCATCGCGCCGGCCCGGTTGTGCGGGTCCGGCTGGTACTGCGGTGGGTTGCCGTCGAACGGGAACAGTGTGTAGTAGTAGACGGTCTCACCCTTGAGGTTGCCATCGGACGCGGTGGCCAGGCCCGTGCCGTGCGCCACGATCACACCGTCGTCGGGGGTGGCCGGGTGGCTGCCCTCGCGGCGTACCACCCGTACGCCGGGTGCCTGCGCCGGGGCCGGATTGGTCCAGGCCAGGTCGATCCGGTTGCCGTCCCGGTGGGCGGTGGCGGTGATGTCCAGCAACCGCATGCTCACACCCCTCCCTGGTTGTTGACCACGACCTTGAGGCCGGGGGCGTAGTCGGCCTCCGCGGGGACGACCGGCACCTCGTTCGGGCCGAGCGCGATCTTGCCGAGCGGCTCGACCGCCGGCACTGGCTGGTCCCCGCGGCGGAACTCGGTGATGTTGACGTAGATCACACCCGGGATGTCCTGGCTCTCCTCGTAGAACTTGCTCAGGTAGATGTTCTGGTTGAAGTCGACCCGGTCGAACGCCAGCAGGTCGGCCACTGCCTGCTGCACCCGGGCCACCACGTCGGCGAGTACGTAGAAGCTCTCGACCGCGATCTCGGCCGTCACATAGATCGGCACATAATCCACATCGGAGATCTCGATGAGCTGGCTGAGCATCCGTTTGTCCTCGAAGTAGCCCTTGAGGTTGGCCTCCAACACGTCACTGACCTTGCCGCCGCCCTCCGGCGCCACGTAGAGCGTCACCTGGTTCCAGCCGGTGGCGACCGCGCGCACCTTGCCCACCCCCTTGAAGCTGAGCCCGAGCGCCTCGTAGTCGGCGGCGGTCACCGCGCGCCGCAGCGAGCGGAACACCGCCGGGGCGTGCTGGACCGCGTGCGCGATGTCCTCCCGCTCCGCGCCGCCGGTGGCCGGGCCGGGGTTGGTGGCCGTGGCGCCCAGCAGGGCCAGCTGCGGGGCGTTGATGATGGTGGTCACCGCGTTGGCCACCACGTTGCCGGCCAGCCCGCCACCCACCCGGTAGGTGGCCCGGATGAGCGTCCCCCGTACCGGGATCAACCCGAAGTCGCCGTCCCCGAAGACGACGGTGGCCCGGTCGTCGGCGTCGATCTCCACCAGGTAGTCCCGCTGGCCGGCCTGGCTGAAGGCCAGGCTCTCCCGCCGGGTCCAGGCGTCCACGGTGGTCGCCAGCTGGGTCACCACCAGTACGTCCCGGCCGGCCTGCTGGCCCGGGCCCGGCGGGCGCAGGATCAGGCGCGGATGGGCCAGCCCGAACCGCTGGTTCGGTGTGCCGTCGGAGGTGCCCAGCAGCTCATCTTTGATCAGCCGACCCTCCTCGATCGGGATGCCAACCTGCGCGGCACCGAAGACCTTCCGCCCGGTGGCCGGGTCGGTGGTCAGTGTGCTGAAATCGATGATCAGCGGCGCCTCGCGGGTGTACTCGAACCGGACGCTGGGCCGGTTCTTCTGGCTCTTGGTGGCGAACGCATCCCCCTTGGTGACGGTGACCGTGGCCGTCACCGTGCCCGGCACGGTCAGGCTCAGGGTGGCCGCTGCCGGCGCGGCCGTGCCCAGCTCGTACCCGATCAGGCGCAGGTGTTCGATCACGCTGCGCCGGGTGCGCGCGGTGCCCAGGAAGCTCTCGTTGGCCACCCGGTCCTGGTAGTAGCTGAGGATGTCGCCGATGTGCGCGAACAGCTCCAGCAGCACGTTGCCGAAGTCCGCCTCGTTGCCGAAGTCCTGCCACTCGGGCAGCTTCTGCGGGATCAGCTCACGCATGGCCCGCAGCAGGCTCTCGTAGTCCCGGGCCATGTAGTCGATGACCGGCCGCCCGTCCACCTGTCTGATCTCCGCCATCACGTTGCCCCTATCCGACTCTGGATCCGGCTCTGAAGTGGGACGCTGGGTTATCTGAAGTGGACCCGGACTGCTTGGCGGGTGAGGTCCCGGCGCCGCACGTAGGCCACCTCCACGGTCAGCGCCTCGTCGCGGGCCGCCACGTCCACCCCGCCCACCACCAGTTCGTCGCCCAACCACCGGGTCAGCGCCTGGCCGACGGTGAACTCGACCGCCGCGGCCATGATCGTGTTGTTGGGGTCGAAGACCAGGTTGAACAGTCCACAGCCGAACTCGGGCTGGTTGATCCGCTCCCCGGGCGCGGTGAAGAGCACCTGGATGACCTTCCCGCGCAGCTCCCCGTTCTCGTCCGGGTCGGGCGCGATCGCACCGGCCGGGCTGACGCCGAACGGAAATCCGAACCCCGTCGCCACCTTCTTCTCCTTCCGGTCCGCGAACCGTCATGCCGAACAAGTCACGAAATCCTGGCCCTGCGCGGTCACCGTCGAGCCGGCCTGCGCGCCGACCCCGCTGCACGTGTCGATCTTGTCCGCGTCCAGCAGCACCTTGACGCCGTTGACGGTCAGCAGGGCGCTGCCGGCCCCCGCGTTGGGTACGCCGGTGCCGATGGTGTCGGTGATGCTCAGCGTCGCCGTGGTCGGCTGCGGCGCCGGCCCGCTGGGCACGAAGTTGCTACCCTGCGGTCCGGAGTGCTTGCCGGCCAGCGGCGTGGCCTCACCCGGGTTGAGCGAACTCCGGCTGGTCACCAGCGCCACCGGCCGGCTGGCGATTCGCACGAAGTCGCTGAGCTGGTCGGTGACGGCGCCGTTGTACTGGAATTCGCCGACACCGGCGTAGTCGAGCATCGGCGGCGTCGGCGGCTGGGCCGGATTGGGCCCCTTACCTGACACATTGTGTTTGTCGGCGCCCTGCACCGGATCGCCCTTGACCACCACCAGTGTGCCCATCGGTTCAGCCCTTCTTCAGGTCGATGCTGTCGGCGACGATCGTCACCGGCTGCCCGGCGGCGTCGATCGTGAAGGCCACCTTCGCGGTCAGGGTGAAAGCGCTGTCGGTCATCTCGATCGCGTTGCCGGTGGCGTCGGTGATCTGGATGCCGTCCTCGCTGAGCAGGATGGTGTTCTGGCTCTTGTCGACGATCGTGATGCCGGTGCGGTTCATCGTGATCAGGTGTCCCTGGCTGCCCTCGCGGAGCAGGATCGTCTCCGCGTCGTCGGCGTCCTCGAGCTGGAGGGTGTGGCCCTTCAGGGTGGTGATGATTTTCCGGGTGGGCGGGTCCTGCACCTCGTCCTGCTCGGTGCCGTCGTCCGCCGCCGGCTTGGGCAGCTGGCTGCCGGAGTCGTGCCTACTCCAGAAGGTGCCGACCCAGATCGGGAACTCCAGGTCACCCTCCTCGAACTCGACCCAGACTCCGGCGTCGCGCTCCGGGACGAACAGGAAACCCTGATCCGCGGCCCCGCCGTAGGGGGCGCAGGGGGTTGCCCATCCGGTGACCACGTCCTGGCCGAGCACGCTCGGCACCTTGAGCTTGAGCCGACCCATCCGGTGCGGATCCTCGTTGTCCACCACGATTCCCCGGTACTTGCCGTAAAAGTGGCGCTCGGCCTTCTCCACGAGACTGGCCACGATGCGCTCCAGGGTCATCGCCCACACCCCCGCCCCATCGCCGGCCGCCGCATCACAGACCGCCCGCCAGACCGGCGAGCAGCCCACCGCCACCGGTCGAGAAGTCTTCGGCGCCGGTGGGCATCAGCGCGTTGCGCTTGACCCGGAAGGTCTGGGTGTATCCGTCCGCAGTGAACCTGTGTGTGACGTGCGTGACGTAGTAGACCCCGCTGTGAGCTTCCCCGATACCCTTGATCGTCACCGTGCCGCGCGGCTTGAGGATGCTACCGTACTGGTTGGCCGCCACTTCGCCCTCGCCGGTCACGAACCACTCGCCCTGCTCGTACAGGCCCTCGCAGAGCGCGGTCATCTCCGGGTTGCCGGTGGTCACCGTCTGTCCGATGTAGACGAGACCGGGATCCATCCCGGGAGCGAGGTAGCTGGTGGCCGGCTTGGCGCCCAACGCGGGCTGCCGGCCGGTGTCCGCGCCGGCGTCCAGGACGTCACCGCTGACGTGGTCCACCTGGAACATGGCCACGTTCACCGGCGCCAGCGCGTTGACCTCCAGACTGAACCGGTTGACATTGGTCTCATCGCCGAACTGCACAGCCAGGACCGGTTGCGGGGTGTCGTCCATCGCGGGCGGACGGAAGTAGCCGGTGTCACCATCCACAAAGCACTCGAAACCATTGCGCAGGGCTAACCGTTTGAGCAGTTGGATATCGGTCTCCCGCTGGATGATGGTGGACACCTCCTCGTCGTGGATGACGGCGGTGTCGGTCACCTGCGGGGTCAGGCCGTAGGCTTGGAACGCCTCGGCCGCGATGTCGCTGTCCTTTTTGTCCGGCCAGTCCTGCAGCTTGTCCACGCGGTCCATCAGCACGCTGGCGTCCATCCCCCAGATGTCCAACCGGCACTGCTCCAGGCCAGTGCCGAAGTCCGGGCGCAGGTGGGTGATGTAGCCGGCCAGCAGCTGCTGCGAGTCGTCGGCCAGGCCGGCGGTGACGACCACCCGCCGCCAGAGAGCGAAGCGCTCGTCGTCCAGGTAGTTCCACGAGCCGTCGGCGCGCAGCAACAGCGCCAGGGTCATCCGGAACATGCCGGCGAGTTGGTCGTCGAGCTCGACCTCCAGGCTGACCAAGTCACAGTAGAGCTCGTCCACCTCGGCGCCGTCGATCTCGATGCGCAGGTTGTCATGCTGCATGGCGCCGGCCTATCCACTCACCGCGACGGGGATGATGATCTGCTGGCCGAGCTGGCCGCCGTCGACCGGCGGCCCGACCCCGAACCCGGCCGCCGCGATCACCGCGGCCACCGCCGGGGCACTGAGGTTGATCCGGTTGTACGTCACCAGCACAGCCCGGGTGTAGCGCTCCACCATCACCGTGACCTGCTGCCCGCCGACCGTCTGCTGCTGCGGCACCAGCGCCACGTCTTCGACCACGGTCACGTCCTGCACGCCCACCGCAGCGGACAGTGCGTCGAGCAGGGCGGCCCACAGCGGGCCCCCGGCCGGCGCGGTCAGCGGGAAGCGGGTGGTGACCACCGGCTCCTTGTCCAGCAGCGCCAGCGGGGAGAGAAACTGCGGGTTGGCATCGCAGATGTGCCAGTACTGCAACGGCTGGCCGTAATAGGTGAAGGCCAGCTGATCCAGCCGGTCGCCGGAATCCACGGTGTGGGCGAAGGTACCGGTCACCTCCGGCAGTGTCCGGATGTCCTTGGCGGCCAGCACCCGGCCCTGGGCGTCGGGCACCGCCACATCGGGCACCCTGCGGTAGCGCGACAGCTTGCTGAACACGGCACTCACCCCGGAACGACGACGTTGGCGACGTCGGCGATGTTGGCCAGGTTGAGCACCGACATCGCCTCTGTCATGGCCTTCGAGTACAGGTACGGCGCGCTCTCGCCCTCGATGACGGTCAGGTTCACCGCCACCGTGGCCCGGATCGGGTTCAGGTCGGTGCTGAACTCCGTCTCGGTGATGTTCATGGTGTTGATGTTCACCGGCAGCACCCGTTTGCGGCCGAAGATGAACAGGATCAGCGGCGGATTGGCGCTGCGGGTGAAACTGAAGCCCTTCGGCTTGCCCAGCAACGCGCCGATGGCCGCACCCAGCAGGCTCTCCTCTTTGGGATGCACCATCAGCTCCAGGGTGGAGATCTGTGGCGCGATGCCGAACTGCTCGGTGATGGTGTCACCCTCGTTGAGCTTGTCCGTGGCGTCCAGCCGGATGTCGAACCCGATGGTCTGCTCCTGCACCGTGACGAGCTGCTGCTTCTGCAGGTCGAGCAGATTGGAGACTTCCCTGCGGCACTGGCGCGGGGAGCGCTGCGGCACCGCCGGGGACTGGGCGCCGGCCGCCGCAGTGCTCGGCGCTCCTGGGAAGGTGAAGGTCAGGCTGCGGTTGCGGCTGAGCTGCACCGGGTTGAACTGGAACCCCACGAACAGCGGCGGAAGGCTCAGGCCAAACTCCACGAACGCCCCGCGCAGGATCTTGGGCTTGTTCGGAAAGCCATCAGACACACCACACCTCCTGCGTCAGTTCGATGGATCCGACCGGCTCTGGTCAGCGAGCCGACCGAGATCGCGGTAGGTATAGGTGGCCAGTAGGTGCCGGTAGTCGAGATCGGCCGCATAGGCCGGGCCCTCCGCTCCGGCATAACGCGCCAACAAGACCGGTTGACCGCCGCTCACGCTCACCGGCCAGGAGAGGTTGATGTTGCCCTCCTCGTCCGGCGCGGGCCAGTTGACCCAGCCCTTGAAGACCCTGCGCT